ATTTTACGATTGCCAGTTGATTTAGGCCCACGCTCCGCAATAGATTTAGCGAATGCCCCTCGGCGTATAAGGTCTTGGTCGCTATCAATGACGTCAAACTTGCTGACGTACATAGCCACTTGACGTGCCGATAGGTCAAGGTCTTTCAACTCGAATGCACCTTTGATTGAATATGTGTTTGTGGTCTTCTTCATACCCCTCGTTTGCCAATTATCAGTGCAAATTGCGACCGCTTGTTCTTGGTCAGTACCTTCATCAACCAGAAAAGAGATGCATCTGCTCATATAGTCATCTTCATTCTCCCCTCGTTCTGGTCTCGGTATAGGCATTATTTACACTTCAATTAATAATTGTCTGTAAAAATACGTATTTTTGAAATCAAAATGCAAATAGATGGATAATAATATCTTGAACTCGTTTTGGAGTAACTTCTTTGGATGGGATAACATCCGCACAAATAGATGGGTGGATGATTACCGCTTTAACTGGAATGGTCTTCAAAACAGAATATGGGGTGTTAAGCAGCCAGTATGGATTGATACCAGTAAAGCATATCAACACTATTTAGAGATACCAGAACTACGCACTGTAATCAATAAGAGGGCCTCGATGATGGCAGGTGGAGTGCCATACTTGGAAGATCTTGATGGGAATGTAGTGGATAATCACCCTTGGATATTTGAATTATTGAATAACCCTAACCCTACCCAAAGTTGGAGTGACGTTATCTTCTCCCTATCGGTGAATGATGCATTGTATTCTAACTCATTTGCATACGCTCCAAAACGATCGTTCGGTGTTGTGAACCTACTTGTGCCATTACCAAGCAATCAAATTAGTATCCAGTTGTCTGGTCGTAGATTAAAACAAATGGAGACTGAGGGCCTTATTGACTACTACACTTTCTACTATGACGATCAAAACAGAGAACGTCTTAACCTTGACGAGGTAATATACCTTACTACTCCAGATGGTATTAATATAGTTAATCCTAATAGCCGTATGGAGGCCCTCAAGTATCCTCTATCTAATATTAGAGCCGCCTATACCAAACGTAATGTGCTACTGGAGAATATCGGTGCTATTGGTATTCTTTCTGCCAAGTCCAATGATATTGGTGGTGCTATTCCTATGACTCCAGAGGAGAAACGTGAGATTCAACAAGATTGGTACAGACGATCTAAGGATGAATTGATAATCACTGAGGCCGATGTTAATTGGCAGCCTATGTCATATCCAACTAAGGACTTGATGTTGTTTGAAGAATTGGATGCTGATAAGATGGCACTGGTAGATATCTTTGGGCTCAATGCTTATGTGTTTAGTCAAGATAAAGGTGCTACATTCACCAATGTTAAAGAGGGCCTCAAGATGGCTTATACAGATACCATCATCCCAGAGACCAAACAAATGTATGATGCACTCAGTGAACAATTAGGATTGATTGCGGAAGGCTATAAACTCTGCGTTGATTTCAGTCATATTCCGGTGATGCAGGTGGATGATAATCAGTCTGCTCAAGCACTTGATACCAGAGCCGCTGCACTTTTAAAGATTCAGCAATCTGGAGTGGTGCTTACTGAGGATGAACAGAGGGCCATACTTGGAATGTAGAATGCCGCTCAGTGGCTTTTTTCTTACCTCTCCTGCCGTTTCGTTGCTCTCTTAGACCAACTATTAGACGATGTGTGGTTGTTTCGGCTATATCTTCTCAATTACCTCGTAGTTATCTATTAGGTAAAAGTTCACATTCTTACGCCTTGCCCAGTCATCATTGGTGTCAATAGGCATACCCACTGCATCCTCAATACTCTTGACTACGATCGTGTGCTTGAGATTATGTTCTTCGATTAGATTATCGTGCCTACCGCCGTAACTTGCAGTCAATGTAAGGTTACGTGGGATCACCTTTAGCCGCCGCACCCAGTACGTTAGGCTCTTGGTATAGGCCCAGAACTCAATGTGTGGATTGTCATAGGCCAGACTTAGCCACATATCAAAATATTCCTGCGAATAGAAGTCACCTGCTGCGTGTATTCGTATGGCCTTTACGCCTCTTGGAATTACTGGAACGCCACCAGATTTAGTATACTCAAAGTTGGCCCATCTGTGGTCACGTACTGCAGGGAATCGTTCTGGAGTAGCTGCATAGCATCTATATGCATCTGATTTGTTGTCGAATTTACCAGTGTGGCGATCGACCTTGACCAGACATTCTTTGGCAAATGGACACGTCCATCCAGTAGGTAGATTCCATTCATAGACTATGCCTCGATAGTACTTGTCGTTCTTGATGAACTTACCTCGGAATACGTATCTGTTTTTCATCTCAATAAATTATAGATTAAACAGATCAGTAATGTAGTCCATAGGCAGGTCATTACAAAGATCGTTAGCCAGATTATTTGTTTCATATTTCTCATCTGAAGTGCTTGAACATTGCTTGTATAAACATAGATAATCCTGCTGCACAATCGGGTGCATCGTCATTCTTATTCTTACCCTCTTTGCTGAATGAATACATAGCCTCAAGGAACTGAATAGAGTGATGATTACGCTCATACTTAACCCAGTTGTAGTTGTTGATGATGAAGGCTGACTGCATCAGTATACGTGTCATCTTGTTGGTTTGATTGACTACCTGCAGTACCTTGGTCTTTGTTTGACGTTGCAATTCACGGCTGAACATAGCCCCCATCGAGTTGCTCTCTACCCTCACGTATCCTGCCTTCCACTTGTTAAGCATAGCCGCCACCAGAGGTATAGTAACGTCAGTGTTGTCTTTAGTGTAGAGATAGTCAACTACATACATTCTTTCTTTCACTACGGCTACCACCAGAGCCGCACAATAATCATCTCCTTGGTCAGCCACATCTACGTATGCCAGACACCCATCTATCTTGTCATTTAATGGTGTGAATTCATCCTCCGGAATAACATTAATATCACCAAATAACCTACCACCTATATCCACTGGCTGCTGCTGATATTCTGCTAACCATATTTCTTTTGCAGTCTTGTTACGCTTTTCAAGATATTCGTCAGTGGTCATAACGGCCTCACAGAATGACCGATCGTTCTCATCAAGGGCCGCCACTACTATAGATTCCTCATAGTAACCCTTCTCCATATTACGCCCTATGATGTCATTTACTGACCAACGTGTACCTATGTCGATACGTGCACACCCAGATTCCATACGTGAATCGTGAGTGGCTTCTTTCCATTGGATGATACGATCGTTCTTAGTGTCACTCAGAGCATCCTCAAGGCCTCGGTAAAGGTCATCGGTAATGGCTATCTTGGTTGCTCCGAATCCGATGATAGTACCGCCCACACCTGCCCCAAAGTAACTCACCATCTTGGCTTGATTGGTGTTCCACCCCTGCAAGTTCTTCTTATCCTCAGATAGAGATACATCGAATACCTCACCGAACTTGTCTGACTTGATGATAGCCCTCACGTCATAACTGAACTTGAGGTACAGAGTAGCCGTACACGTATTCCGCATTATTGACTCAGCAGGATTCTTACCCAGTACCCACGCACAATACAGAGATGTGATATACGACTTACCTGCCCTTGGTGGAAGGGATACAGATAGGCTCTTGGTCTTACCTTCTTCTACACGCTGCAGGGCATCTGCTATCTCCTTTAGAAAGGGCCTTGACTTGAAGAATAACGGATCATAATACATACACCAGTACCAGAACATACGTCTGGCCGCCTCTTGCTTTATTGCTTGACGTGCTAATTCTCGCCTATGTAATACTTCCTCAGTTACATTCATACTATGCAAAGTCTCCCTCATCGAATGTATAGAAGCCTTTTGCAGCCTCCATTATTTCTTCATCTGTTAGGCTACTTAAGTCTGGCTTAGTATGTGCTACCGCCACCTCAGAACGCTCTACATATCCACGTATCTTACCTTTAGTTTTAAGGAAAAATATTATGGCCGCTATATTACCTTCCATAATAGCCTCGTGTAACTTCGACTCAGCAAAGTCCAGAGTAATGTTCTCAGTGTCATTACACGCCGCA